TTACGCCAGTTTTAAACCAGCCTGATTTCCTCCTTGTGTCGTATTTGTGTCGCTAGCGCCAAAAATGGCGTCAATTTTCCGTGCGTGTTCGGTCAGGTGGTTCGGCGCCAGGTGAGCATAACGGCGCACCATCTCGATGCTCTCCCATCCTCCCATTTCCTGCAAAACAGAAAGCGGGACGCCGGACTGGATCAGCCAACTCGCCCAGGTGTGCCGGAGGTCGTGAAAACGGAAATCCTCGATCCCCGCTTTTTTCAACCCGGCGCGCCAGGCGTTATTGTCATCCACGCGCATTTTTCTAACCGCGGGCGTCAGCGTTCCATCAGGGCGATGCTTTGCCGTCGTGTGAACGAACACCCACCGGGAATGCTTCCCTATCTGATCCCTTAATACCCTGCATGCGGTATCATTCAGAGCTACGCCAATCGCCTTGCCCGCTTTTGCGTTCTCCGGATTTACCCATGCAACCTTTCTCTGCATATCGACCTGTTGCCACTCAAGCCCGATGATGTTTGAGCGGCGCAGGCCGGTGGCCAGTGCAAATATCACCACTGGCTTAATGCTCTCCGGCATGCACTCGATCAACCGCTCAGCTTCTTCCCTGGTCAGCCACCGTATCCGCTTACTGATCGGCTTGCGGGTTTTGATAACAGGAGCTGTTTTTATCCAGCCCCAGTCATTCGCCGCGGCCCTGAGAAGGGATCGAATGAAGGAAAGGTGTTGCGCCTTCGTCGCCTGCGAAACCTGACGCGGTTTGTACTCCGGAACCGGCTTTCCCTTCCTCATCGCGGCATCACGCTTACTCTCCCAAACCTGCAGGTGCTTACGGTTGATCATCCCGTTAACGGCTTCGTGAACTTCCTCCGCCGTTATCTTCGAGACATCACGGCCGGAAAAATGCTGCAGCCAAAAAACAATTTTTGTTTTGTCATCATCCAGCGATCGCTTATGGTCTTTTTCCCGCAGCCACCGGATGCAGCACTCTTCGAAGGTTCTGACGGGCAGATCACCGATCTGGTCAACCCGCCACGCTTCCGCCTTCAGCTTGTCGTGGAGCTCCTGAGCCTGCTTTTTGTCCCCCGTGCCAAGAGATCGCCTAACTCTTTTTCCTGACGGCGTAAAGAAATGACAGTGCCACACGCCGCCCCTGAGGGTGATTGACATAAAACTTCTCCTTTATGTTCACCCGCGTTCGCGATGACAGGATCGCGCGGGGTTTTCAAATATGCAATACACGCAGCCTCGGTAGTTCTGTACTTGTTGCCGACCTTGCGGCCGGCGAGTTCCCCAGAATCAATCAGGCGGTAGATCACCCGCGCCGACACGATGAGCAAATCGGCGGCCTGCTGTGCTGTTATCGGTTTGTCAGATGCCATATCACCTCCGATGCTTACCGCGTAATTCCTCTTCTTCCTGACAGTCAGCGCAGCGCTGACAGCCCGCCACCAGTTCCCGGCGCCGAGCCGGTATCTCTTCACCACAGTCGCGGCAGTGAGTAGCCGAAACTGCATTGTGATTGATGCGCATGTTCTGGATGGTCATTTCCAGCCGGCGCTCTGCGAGCTCGTTGGCCTGATCGATGATTTCTGCGCTCATGCTGCACCGCCTTCGCTTTTTTCCGCTTCAACCGCCATCTGCTCAAGCTTTCGTGAAAGCTCGACAGACAGTTCCTGGAACTCTTCCTCTGTCGCTACCGGGATCGGCACAAAACGGATGCCGATGCTTGCCAGCATATGCGCAGCTTCGAGGCTCTTTCTTAAATCAACGGGAGAGGCTCTGTTCATGCTGCACCGCCTTCAACGCGCCCTGCCATGATGTCAGCCTTCTGCTCATCGTTGAGAATGTCATCTGACACGATGGCCGCGCGGTCACTACCGGACCACGATACTGGCGAGCTTTCCTTGATGGCCTTATTCAGTGCTTCGGCAGCATCACGTATTGCCTGTGGCAGGCAGAAGTAATCATCACCTTCCGGCATAATTTCTTCGCAATGCTGTGCCAGGTCGAATTCTGGAGGGTAGTTTGGTTCGCAGATGAGTAATTGCAGTTCGCTCGGAAACGCCGAGTTTTCCCAGCAGTAATCAACCAGCGATTCCACGTCAAAAAAATAGGTGTCATCGTCGAAGATAACGAGGGGCTCGCCAGCCCACACGGCGCGCTCAAGTGCAGCGAACTTGGCCTGGCGACTTTCTCGATGGCACTCTTCGCAATAGCTATGAGTTCTATGAATAGGGTGATCGTCGGGTTTATTTTTGCACTTACGGTGTGTCGCGCCACTCCAGCGAGCCATATGCTCGTCATCACCCCAAAATCGACCATCACGCGAAACCCAACCAGTTAAGGTCTGGATGCTGGCCGCTTCATCACTGTCCATCAACACGATTTTTTCAGTTTGCTTAGTCATTCCAGGCCTCCAGTTCGTTCTCAATCTCTTCGTCGATTTCTTCGTTGGTAGCGTCTTCGTCCAGGTAGTCGCGAGCTTCTTTGAGATATTTTTCCCGGCGTAAGCGATACCAGAGAGAGAACTCATAACTCCAGCCGTTCGGCTCACCGTCATAGTCAACCTTGGCGTTACGTTCAGCCATGCTCTCGACCATGCTGTAAGCGGTAGTGAGCGCCGCTTCGCGGATATACCCGCGCAGGTCACGCTTGCGCCAGTAAGGGTTAACTTTTGAATCGCAGAAAGGTTTGAATTCCACTTCCCAGCGACGAATGCAACGCGCGTTTAATGACTTACTCATGATTCCACTCCATACCGCCCATTCATGCGGCCAATAACACTGACAAATTTCACCAGGCTGACACCCATCGGCTTTACCTTCTCGTAGTGCTTGCGAAGGATGGGGGGGCAGACAGCGTTCCACTTCGGTTTAGGCTTTACGCTCATCGCTTTGGTTATCTCTTCTGCGCAGCGACGAGCCTGGGCGCGGAGAGCGTTTTCTTTTTCTTCAGGCGTCATGCTGCCTCCCGCTTCTTATTGAGGTGGGGTGCATTCGAAAGGAAAACGGCCCTTGCAAAGCCAAGGGGAGTAGCACTGCGAATGTTGGCGCGCTCGTCGCTGGGTGGGCATTCATGAATTCGGTTGTCCGGATACCAGTCAGTCACCAATCCGGCAAAGGACGTTCCGGATATGGCCTCGATCGCCTTTTTCTTCGGCATCATGCGTCCGCAGGCCAGCTTCACGGCGTCGATAGCCGCTTCAACCATCGGGTGCATATTCTCTGCCGGCGCCTTGAAGCCGTTACCCGTCCAGAGGCATGTCTGCTTCGTGTAGTTGTCATCCGCGCACAGCCCAGTGAACTGGTACGGATGGAACGTGTAATCGGCCGAGCCGAAGATGCTACTGAACACGCTCACCGGGTTTTCGAATGCCCACGGGCAGCCGGCCGCCAAGCCAACCATCCGGCATTGCTCAGCGACCAGCGCAGCCTTGGCCTGGAAATGCGGGTCTTTGGCGCGCTTGGACTCGAACCAGCGGGACCCGGAAACAGCCACGTCCGTGCATGGCGGGAAGCCGATGACGATGACGACGTTCTCAGAGCGGATAATCTGAGATAGCCTCGGCATCGCCTCAAGGATGGTTGCAGATATGCGCTCAACAGGACCGTCGATCGAAGTCTCAGGGTGCTGCGGGTCCACCAGGACGGCGCGATAACCCGCTTCGACCCATGGCTCAGCCATGACGCCAGTGATATCGCACAGACAGATAATGGTTCCTTTGCTCATGCTGCCTCCAGAGTCCCGATCCGCTTTAACTCAGCCAGCGATACGGTCGTGATGATGTGTCGCGGGGTGATGTACGGGCGCCAGATAAACAGAAGCGAGCCTTTGGGGTTGCTATGGCGCTTTCCTGTAACAGATGCCGGAACAAACTGAACACGGCCGCCGGTTATCAGCCTGAGTTCATCAGCTGATTGCATGGCTGAAATAAACCAGCCAGTAGAGACGTCAGATGGTAGCAACATCACTACGGCCTGAGACTGCGCCCGGGATTGCTCAGCAGCTTTTTCTACCCACGGGCCGATATCGGAATAGGGTGGGTTACACCATATCGCCCCGTATGACGTCCATTCGCTGTTCAGCGAGTCATACAGCTCAGTGAGGTAGTGAGCGCATAGCGCATTACTCTCAGAGGCTGCAGCATCCAGCCAGAAGCCAAACTCGCGGTCGAGCGCGTTGAAAATTTCAATCGGCGTTTGCCAGTAGTCACGTTCATTTTTTGGAGTTTTCGATCCGCCGAAATCAGTCATTGCGCACCTCGTTTCGTGTCTGCCTTTCTCATGCGGCATGGTCGTGGTTTTTTATGCTGGAAATCTCTTTCTCCAGCTCTTCCAGGAACTTTTTCACTTCGGACTGAATCTCATTTGCCAGTGCTTCGTCGAAGTGAATGCGCTTTTTGAAATAGGCGAGGTCTGGCGGTAGACGATCGTCGAAACTAACGAAATCACACCATTTGCGCCCTGTGCACATCATCTGAGCGTGCATCTGCAACAGGTACTGGCGTTTTGGCTCGCCAGTTTTTAAGGTCTCAAGATGAGTCCAGGTGTTGGGGCACTTAATTTCGATAAGCCCATCACCATTAACAAGCCCATCAGGACTTGCTGCGAATCCTGGTATAGTTGGGTGATCGATAAGCCCCACCTCAGTGATTTCGGCATCGAACTCATTCAGCGCATACATCTCGCGTGCTACCGGCTCGAGTTCTGTTCCGCGTATCATTGCGGCGTTGGAGAAACCTTCTTCAAGCTTCCCGGTGAGGCGCTGGCAAATCAGCTCGGCCATGTAGTTCTGTCGGCTTGCTGCATAGCCAGACTTGGTTCTGGCCATGACGTCAGCAAGGCGGCTGGCTGTGACTTTTCCGCAGCGAGCGGCAAACCATTCTGGGGTGCGTTGTTCCATCATTTATCCTCCGGCGCTGCGGCATCGACAGGTTCTGCGTTGTCGACTGCAAGGCTCATGTCATACATGCGACGCTTCTCAACCGCGCCGATAACCTGTTTCTCTTCTGCGCTTAACGCCACCCAGAATTCCTGGTACTTAACAGTTCCAAGGCGTGCGGCAGACTCGCCTTTTGCGATCAGTTCCGGGCGACGACCATCCGACTCATGCCCTACATGAACCTCTGTCGTACTCCCTTCAATGACACGCTCGGCTTCGTCCTGATCGAAGATGCCAGCAAACCCAAATGCGAGACGCGCACACTGGATCAGCGTCTTGTGACGAAGCATACGGGTAGGGTGGGACTGCCATGGCTGAGTGTTGCGTTTGCACTCTCCCATGTACTCAGTAACGATGGTCGGGTGTGTCCGGTCTTTCCGGTATATCTTGCAGGTACACGCGCCTTCTTCCTTGTCGTAGGCAAACTCCATTCCATCAAACTGAGGATGTTCGTTGATGATTCGAGCCCAGCCGTCAACGCCGACTACAGGAACAATTCCACCTTTATCCGGGAATGCATAAATCTCTTTTGTCCACGGGTTCAGTCCGTACTGGTTGGCGACGATCAGCAGTGCCGTGAACTGCTCATCAGTGACATTCCCACCCTTAAATGCTGTATTTTTCAGCGTGTTCATCAGGTCAGTTCCGGCATCCATGCCGAGGCGGGAGGCAAGCTTCCCTGCCATTGTAGAAAGTGCTGTGCTCATAGAATTCCCCTTAAATTTAAAACGGGCAGCCGGTGCGGTGATCCCAGTCGTATTCCGCCTGGGCGTAAGCTATTGCTGTGCGTAAATCGTTGTATACCTCGACAGCCTTATCGCTACGGAGGCCTTCATATGGAAACGCCCTGGACGATGCAGACTGGCGCAGTGCCGCGTAAGGATCCTCTGGAAGGCTGTCAAAGACCTCTTTTGCCCGATCTTCAATCCACTTTTCCTTCTCTTCGGTGAGCAACTGTTCAGCCCACTTACGCTCTTCGATCACGTCATATGCGCGGTATGCGTTCATAACCACCTCAGTAACTGATACCGGTATGGGGAATGCGGCCGTCTTTAACCGCGGTAAGAACCTCGATAGCCTGATCCCGGGTAAGGCTGGTATTGGCCAGAAGAGCTTTGATGATTTCAGTGCCTACAGCCTTGCGGTGCTTAACGTCGGCTTCGCGTCGCGCCTGCTCATCGGCTTTGCGTTTCTCCTCAGCCAGGCGGGCCTGTTCGCGTTGCTCTGCCTCGCGGCGGATGCGATCGGTTTCTTCCTGAGCTTTGCGGCGCTCCGCTTCGATAGCGGCCTGCTTGTCAGCCTCAGCTTTCTGCTCGGCTGCAATGCGATCTCGCTCTGCCTGCTCAGCTTGTGCTTTCAACACAGCTTCACGATGCGCCGCTTCTTCACGTTCACGCTGTGCGCGCTGCTCAACTTCGCGGGCTGCTGCGGCGGCTGCCATTCGCTTAATTTCCTCTTCATGGGCAATGCGCTGGCGCTCAGCCTCTGCCGCTTTATCTGCCTGCTCACGATCGAAAGCGTCATTCATCAGCAGAGCCATTTCGTGGTCAGACTCAATCCGAGCAGCCAGCTGCCGATTGAACTCTTCATTCATGGCCAGCGCTTCGGCATGCAGTGCGTTCATGGCTTCTTCGGCCTTAATGCGTTCCTGTTCGGCTTCCCATTCGGTCAGCGGGCGCCGCACTTCATCTTTCAGCGCATCAAGACGCTCACGAACAACGCGGCGGCTTTCGTCAATCTGCTTTGGCAGAGCCTTCAGCTCAGCGACCAGGTCTTTACCTGCGTTGTCGATGTAGGTTTTAGAGCGCGCGACCTTGTGAGCCATGGATGCGATAGCGTCACGGCCTTTTTTGGTGGTCACGTCCGGCACCAGGCTGCGAGCCTCTTTTTCGATCGCTTCGATAAGCGGGTCGAGCTGGTCGTTATTGGTGAAAACCGCCATCGCGTTCTTTTTCTCGATGACGACTAAATCCATTATTTCGCTCATGGCTTCCCCTGAAATTTGGTTGTAAGAATCCCCGGCGCGATGAAAGCCGCCTGATAGCTCAGTTAAATTGGTGCGCTGATATGCGCGGTTAATGCGTCCCGGCTGGAACCAGGTTCGGCAGCAGGTCGCGTGCCTCAAATGCCGTGCGAATGTGGCGAAGGTTGCCTTGAGGCTCGAACCAGAAGGTTTCTCTCAGGTAGTCACGTGAAACCTTCCAGGTGGCGCCAGTTTTAGCGTTGCGCATCATCACGGCGCGTCCGTTGTTAGGAATTGAGTTAGCCATTGAACACCCCCGTAACGTGCAGAATTTTGATAATCAACGCTGTCCAGATAACGCCGCAGATCAGCAGGCAGTAAATCAGTGAACGAATGCCTTGTTTGCTCATGCGACACCCCAGCAAAATTCAAAGCTTACCCATGCAACCGCAATCACAAGCAGAGCAACCTTTAAGCAGAACCGGTGCCATGCAGGTACTTCGTGTTCTCGGATCATTCTTCAGTACCTCGAAAATTAATCTCATGCAGCCTGAGAAGCCCACGCCCTTGCGTCACGACGATTAAGCCATGCCAACTTAACCCACAGGTCATGAACCCCATCACCTCGGCGAGTATTGCGGCATTTCTCGCGGTACCGGAGATACTCGGAATTGCACTCAAGGGCATATTTTTTTGCGGTCATCTCTTCACCTTTGCCTTATCGCGGATAACGGGACGTTTTGACTTCACCCCGGCGTTGCCGGTGTTGTTTGGATGGCTTAAATTTACAGATAAAACTGTATTTTCGTCAACAGACAAAACTGTATTTTTTGTCATTGATTACATATCTAACTGTAATGAAAGGTGATTTATTTTGATGGGGCGAAAAAAAACCGGCATACGCCGGTTCTATTCTGAGAGGGGGAGGGGGTTAGCGCTTTCTTCGATAGATTCTGTGTTCAATCATCACGCCGATGATTGTTAGTGGTTGATGATCGCTACTGATAATCGGGTAGTCATCATTCAATGGCACAAGCTCGAAATGCTGGCAGCCCAGGTGATCCGTGTAAGTAGGCCGATATTTTTTAAAGGTCGCTTGAGCCCCACCGTTCTTGGCCACAACAAACTCTCCGGGGGTTGGCTCAACTTCGGGGTCTACAATGATCACATCTCCAGCCTTGAAGTCTGGCTCCATCGAATCGCCTTCGATGCGTAAAGCAAAAGTAAAATCAGAAACTTCGTTGTCTGTAAGGATGTACTCAAAACTCCCATCAAATGCCTCAATGGGATTTTTTTCTGCGAGAGCCCCTGCCTGGACATAGCTTATGAGAGGCACCTTCTTGCTGCTAACTTCAGCAATAGGCATAAAGGCTCCGCCATTCATTAGCCAGTCAGGATCGCACTTTAGCGCCTTAGCTATGCCAATAATGTTACGCGGTTTTCTGGTGTCTCCCTTTTCAATGCTCTGCCATGACTGCTGAGTTATTCCGGCATTCAACGCTGCCTCGGTCTGCGTTAGACCGAGCTCAATTCTCTTTTGCTTTACGCGATCTGCAAGGCTCATAAATCCCTCTCAATGTATGCCTTGATATTCACAGTTAAAACTGTAATTGACAAACAGAAATAACTGTCACAGAATACAGATAAAACTGTAGGAGGTAACATGGAAACCATTTCGCAACGCCTCAAAAAAAAGCGCGAAGAGATGAATCTGTCTCAGGCGCAATTAGCAAAAAAAGTTGGCATGAGACAGCAGTCTCTGCAGGCAATTGAGGCCGGGACAACCAAGCGCCCACGTTATTTGTTCGAACTGGCAACTGCGCTCCATTGCGACCCTAAGTGGCTGCTTTATGGCGAGATGCCATCTCAATCTCAATAAGTTGCCGATTTAATCGGCCTTTCAAACACCACCAGAGGAAGTATCACAGATGGAGAATGCAATAGCCCGCAACTTAGAACCGCCAATCCTCAAACCGATTGAGCTGGAAGGGGTTTTACTCAACCGCCTTTCATCCATCGGGCAGAAGGTTTACGCGGAGATGTTGGGTATCAGTGAATCAACAGTCAGTCGCAGAAAGGGGGAAGGGCATTTCGCCGACATAGCAAAAGAGCTGTCAGTGCTTGGTCTGCAGGTTGTACCGCCTGAAGCAGTAGTAGTGTCCCGGCATTACCTGCAGTCGGTAGAAACGCTGGCAGATATCGGATTACGTGCTGAGCGGTGTCGGCCTGGTCCGCTTGGGTGGGACTGATGAAGTGCGTAAAAGGCGAAAGCCGCAGTGCGCGAACACTAACGGCTTTCAGGTGCAAAAACGAAGAGGTAATTGCGAGGTAATTATGCCTGGTAAATCTGTAAGAGTAAACAATCCGGAGGTAGCACGTGAGCATGTCACTTATGGCGAAAGCAATGGGGGTCAAAGTGGGAAACTCACTGCGTAAGCTCGTTCTTATCAAGCTGGCCGACAACGCCAATGACAAGGGCGAATGCTGGCCTTCTTATCAACACATTGCCGATCAGTGCGAATGCAGCAAATCCGCTGTTCGCAACCATATTGATGCGCTTGAGGATATGGGGCTGCTCAAGCGTGAAAATCGCGTTGGGGTCAACAACGGGAAAGGTAATACATCCAACGTGTATTATCTGAACCTTGATGCCACCCCTATGCCACCAAAAAGCACAGGGGTATGCCATGAAATAGCACCCCCTATGCCATCTGATGGCACACCCCCTATGCCACCAGATGGCACCAGAACCAGTCACTCTTTTGAACCAGTCACTGAACCAGACTCTCTCTCTGCGCGAGGGCAGTTTATCAGCGAGGCTGCAAAGCGACGGATCGGGATTTCACCCAACGGGGAGATACCTTTCCCTCCTGCCTTCAAGCCATCGGCAGATCACATTGCGATTGCCTCGGAGAAAGGGATCAACATTGAAACCGAGTTGCTGAACTTTCGTGATTATCACCAGGCACGCGGCACAAAGCTGATCGACTGGAACTCGGCATTCCGGGTGTGGCTCAGGAACGCGAGAGTTAATCCGCTTTCCGGGCGCCAGAGAAGCGAACCTGATTCCCCACACTGGAACAGCCCTGAAGGCTGGAAGGACTTCATATGACCGCTCAGCTTATGACCGCGATCAGCAATCGCGATGGTGATGCGCTGGCCAGAATGGCCGCAGGTAGCACGGAGCCGCAGAGACTTCTCGATTTCGAAGCTGAAAGGCTGGTTGATTCTCTGTTCCGTCAGTTGAAGCAGATCTTCCCGGCGTCTACCCAGACTAACCTGCGGACCGACGCCGAAGAGAAGACAGCGAAGCGCCAGTGGATTGCCGCTTTTGCCGAAAACGGCATCCGCACCCGCGAACAGCTGTCCGCCGGTGTGCGCCACGCGAGAGCCAGTGAATCGCCGTTCTGGCCATCGCCGGGCCAGTTCATCAAGTGGTGCAAGGACAGCGGCACCGTGCTGGGAGTGACTCTTGTCGACGTGATGAACGAGTTCCACCGCTACAGCCGTGAAAAAGGGCTGCATACCGGCGGCGCTGAGCGCTTCCCGTGGTCTCACCCTGTCATGTACTGGGTGGTTACCGATACCCGGCGAGCAATGTACCAGCGCCAGCTCAGCGAGGCAGAAACCGAGAAATATGCCGCTAAAAAGCTGGAAGACTGGGCGCTGAAAGTCGCCGCCGGAGAACAAATACCGTCGCCGGTACTGGCTCTGGAGAACAACCAGGAAGCCATTCCGACAAACCATGTCAGCCGGCAGCAGGGGTTTCACCCTGAAGGCAAAAGCTTCGGATGTATGCCAAGCGCGGCATCGCTCGGTGCGTTAACTCCGGCTCAGTGGCTGCGGGATGAATACCTGCGCGGGAAAGAGAGAGGGCTTATCTGATGAAAAAGAACTCGGGCAAACAAGCTGTTATTAACTTCATCGGCCAGCATCCTGGCTGCAGCTTTCAGGATATCCGCCGCGGTACCGGTCTTGACTCTTCAGTGGTCAACTCCTCCCTGTGGCAGATGCACCGTGACGGCCAGGTTAAGCGAGAAGGTGAGTGCAGGAGCTACCGCTACACCCTGATTGACACAACAGCCGTAACCGAAAGCGATCCGTCTGTTCAGTATCGCCAGCGTCCTGGCGGTGTAAACCCAATGACCAACCTGTTTAACCAGTGCCTGGCGGGAGTAAGAAAATGAACATCGAAACAGTAAACGAGCTCATCGCCTCCCTGGAGAGCGCAGGCGAGCTGTCGATCAGAGAGCAGAAGTTCCTGAAGCTGGCGAAAGCGTTTAAGCAGATGGCTGCGGAGAATGTGGCGCTGAAGGAAAGCCGAAATAATTTGGCTGAATTCATCCATGAAGAACTTGATGCTGATTACCCGCTGAATATGAATCTGGAAACACATGCCACCGATCGCTTCGTAGCCGGGATTAAGGCTGATGGGGTGGGGGAGTTCATTGGTCGCCTGCAGCAGTGTGTCGATGAGGGTGATTTTGTAGGCGATGAAGTTGCCGTAATTGTTGGCGCCATCGACTGCGGCAAGGAATTTTGCGAGCAACTGCGCGAGGGGGTCGACAAATGAGCATCGCCACTTATCTCAATACCGGTTTAGCCATTCTTGGATGGGCATACATCATGGTTAAAACAGGCCAGTGGATTACAAAGAATGCTCTGAGGCAGTGGGACAAGCGTCGTAAGGAATCTCGCCGCCAGAAAGCTGTGAATGAGTTTTATGACGCCTTTGAGCTTAACAGCCTGGAGCCTGGCTCTACCGTTCGTCTGGCCACTAAAGGCGACCTGACAATCATGATGTTCCGCAGCGAGGGGGCCGACAAATGAGCAACCGTATCCCTAACTTCGGCTGGAACCGCCTGAAGCTGGCAACGCTCACCTATGAGCAACTCGCTCAACTTGAGGTGCAGGTTAAGGCTGAGCATGCCTGCAAAAACGGCATTCACCTCTTCGACAAAGCGGGCCAGCGCAAACTCGATGCCCTTAGCTGGGCCGTATACAACAAGCAGAAGGCGGAGCGTGCAGCATGACAACTGATATCACCGAACTGGCGCAGCAAGAGCTGGCTCAACTGCGCGCTGAGCTTTCAAATCAGGCAATTGGCAGTAAAGACCATCTGCGAAAAATCGCGTTATCGTTGGTAGATAAACTGGAGAAATGTCGAGATCGGGAGATTAGGTGGCTGGCCTTGTCAGACGAGAAATCAAAAATCATCACCGATCAAGAAGAGGCGCTGGAGAAGGCGCAGCGGCGCAACGCAGAACTTGAAGCGCAAAACGAATATATCCGTAAGCGCTATCAGCAGCTCGATCTGCTGATCGGGAAAAATATCCTGGTTATGCAGGCTGCAATCATCGAATGGCAGGCCACTGGCGATGCTAAAAACGGGCTGGCGTGGATTTATAACACGCTCTTCGGGCCAGGCGAATTGCCTGATGAAGCGGAGAAAGACGCACAGGCATATTTCGACCGCAAATATGCTCCGCTCGATGAAGAGCTTATGGCGCTTCACAAGTGGTTTTGGGAACAAAGCGAGGCTGAACGTGCCGCCGCTGGCATCAAGGTGGAGGCTGAGTGATGGCACTGACCAAAAAACAGCGCGCAGAGCTGCGCATGAAATTTGGCGGACGCTGCGCTTACTGCGGCTGTGAGCTTAGCGACAAATGGCACGCTGACCACGTCGAAGCTGTACGAAGAAACATCAGTAACGGCTACGCAATGGACAGGCCAGAAAACGATACGGCCAGCAATATGGTTCCGGCATGCATCCCCTGCAACCTGTTCAAAATGTGCAGCACGGTTGAGGATTTTCGCAATCGCATTGCTACTCAAGTTGATGTGACTCGCCGAGCATCGAGAAGCTACCGCACAGCGGAATCATTCGGCCTGGTTCAACCAACTAACGCGCCGGTAGTGTTCTGGTTCGAAAAGTATCAGGCAGAAGGAGCCAACCAATGACCAAATCAACCATAACCAGAGAGCGCTTGGAACAATTCGCTGATAACAACACTATCTGCAAAGTTTCATGGGATGAGCGGATCGAACTGGCACAAATCGCGCTGGCCGCAATGGACAGCGAGTCTGAGTGTCTGCCGCTTGACTACCTACAGGGGCACAAAGACGGTCTGGAGTGGGCCGCCCAACTGGCAGAAGCCAATCACCCTGACACCGGAGACTGGCTTTACGATGACCCTATCGAGCTGGCAAAAGCCATTCGCAAAGGTCCAGATATGCCGCCAGCGCAGCCGGTAGAGGACAGCGATCCGGATCGCAATCCTGTGCTGGCGTATGCCGACAGTTATCGTGATATGGCGAAACAAGGCGTCGAGTCAGTCCCAATATGGAGCGTCATTACCGACCTCGAGCGAAACATTGCTCCGCTCTATCGCCGCGCCGCCATGCTCAGCGGAGGTAAGTCATGATCAACCGCAACAAACTGGAGCACATTCTCGAATACGCCAAACAGCAGAGGTACATCGGCCAGTCCTGCAAGGTTCCGCCAGAAGATATGGTCGAAATCATGGAACGATTGCTCAGCGCTTGCAACTCTCCGGCAATTCCGGATGGTTACGTGATGGTGCCGAAGGAGCCGACAGCGGAAATGATTTTGTCAGCGATGCGAGACAACGAAACTGGAGAGGTGGCGGAAATTTATGAATTGATGCTCGCAGCCGCCCCGCAGTCACTCGGCAGTGAACCGGCCACCGTGCCGGGTAAATGGATTCCGGTAAGCGAGCGTATTCCTGATAATACTGAGCCTGTTCTTTGTATTGAAAAACGTGCTGATTTTGGTACTTACGGACAACCATTCGTTTGTTGGCATGATGGAGGTGGATGGGTTGGAAAAACAAATTACCGTCCAATCGTAACCCACTGGATGCCGCTGCCGGCCGCCCCGCAGGAGGTGAAATGATGCCGTACTTCTTCCTGATTTTCGTCATCAGCAGCCAATCATCGAATATGCAGGTGGTTCCTATGCAGAGTATGGAGCAGTGCAAAGCAGCCATTAAGGCGATGAAAGTTGCAGATGATAAGAGGTCCTGGGACGACGTTTCGCCGAGCGTAGATAATATTCAATGCGTAGAGGTGAAAGGTGCCTAAATCCCCCGCAGAACGCAAAGCCTCCAGTTGAAATCAAACCCCTCTCCTGAGGGGTTTTATCGTATATGCTCATTTTGCTTTTATCCCCGGGAAGGGCGATAATTACTTAGTCAGTCTGGACAACTGACAACTTTACCCCGGCGCCAAGTGGGGACACATGGCGCAAACACTGCAATTTGAGAAGAGTTATCAAAACGTACTGATTCCCGCAGAGCCGGGAACCAGCGAATACCTGCAACTTATCCCTGTAGGGCAACTGCTTTGCGGTGAGTTCCGCAAGCCCCGGAATTACGCATTCCACAAAAAGTTCTTCAAGCTTCTGACTCTCGGGTATCACTACTGGACCCCTTCCGGTGGTCTCATTGAGCCCGCGGAGCGTACCCTCATATCCGGGTTTATCGACTTCCTTTCATCCGAACTCGATCAGCGTGCTGCGCTCCAGAACGCCGCGGAGATGTATCTATCCTCTGTCGGTATTTCCCGTTCCCGCGATATGGCGCTTCTGAAACACTTCGAATCCTTCCGCGAGTGGGCAACTATTCAGGCTGGCTTTTACGACGAATACCAGATGCCTGACGGCAGCCGTCGTCGTGTCGCAAAGTCGATCTCCTTCGCCAGCATGGACGACAGCCAGTTTAACGGCGTCTACAAATCAGTGCTGAATGTGCTCTGGAACTACATTCTGCGTCGCAAGTTCCACTCGCTGGCTGAGGCTGAAAACGCCGCCAGTCAGCTGCTGAGCTTTGCGGGGTGATGGCTATGCAATGTCTTCTCGCCAAAGTAATGGAGCGCGGCATCTTCCGCGTGCCCGCGCGCCGCAAGCGCAAGGTCGAAGTTAAGCCTTCCGACATCCCGACCCTGAAAGACTACACCGCCCGGCTGGTCGATAAGAAGTGGCTCCGCCTGAGAGCAAGGAGGCCACATGCTTAAACGTACTCAGCGGCGGTGCAAAATCTGCCGGGCCAAATTCACCCCGGCATTCGAAAACCATCGTTGGTGCTGCCCTGAGCATGGCGCTGAATTTGCCATGCAGGAACTGGAGAAGAAGCGCGATAAGCAGGCTCAGGCGAAAGCGAAGAAAGAGCGCGCAGCCTGGCGCAAACGCAAAGCCGCAGTGAAACCTCTCCGACACTGGGAAGACATGACCCAGCGCGTCGTTAACGACTATATCCGCGAGCGCGACCACGATCTGCCGTGTATCAGCTGCGGCACGTTCGAAACGGTTCAGTGGGAAGCTGGTCACTTCAGATCGCGCGGCGCTGCCTCTCATCTCCGCTACAACGAAGACAACATTCATAAACAATGCCACCGCTGCAACGACGAGCTTTCCAGCAACGCAATCCCTTACCGGATCGCTTTGGTAGAGAAAATCGGCCTTGAGCGAGTCGAGGCACTTGAACACAACAACAAACCACACCGTTTCACCCTGGAAGAGCTTGAATCCATCAGGCGGCATTACAGCGCCTTGCGTCGTGCTTTGGTCAAAAAGCGGGAAGCGGCATGAATACGAACCTATACCTCCGGTACCAGATTGAAAGCGTAGCGCGGGCGAACATGCCCGCCGTTAAGCGCCACAGCAAGCCAGTTAAAACCACACAGCAGAAACAGCCAACAGGAGCAGCAGCATGAAACGCGCAGACCAAAATACCGAATGGTCAGAATTAGCTAAGGTTCCTCGTCGCTCATACCTTGGCAAATATCGACGCCTGAAACCGTCGCAAGAACGATGGATTCGCTCATTGCTGAGCCTGTGGGGGGCTGTTTATGGTGGCAGTGGTACAGAACACCTTTCCGGCGGTGGGATGTGGTCAATGATCATCACCGGGTGGAGCGGTGAACAACAGGAAAAGATTGCTGACGTTTTAACCAGACTCAAAAAAATAGGTTACTCAGGTGAGAACCTGTTGGTTATGGCAAGGGCCATTTTGTGGCCTAAAAAGTCGCTTAGTGATGTTATCTCAGATGCCATTGATCGCGATGAGGCTGACTTCATGGAAGCTCTGATACTCAAATCTTTCCCCGTCGAGAACATGATTTATAAGGTCGGCAAACGCTATTACTCAAGCAGACAACCATTGGTTGATATGGCGAGATGGATGCAATATCGCTATGCACCATTCCTGACTGAAAAACAGTGTATCGACCGCATCAGATGGTGTGTCGATTTGTTCAATTCTGCTGTCTTCTTCACGCTTATTGCAGAACTCAGCATCGAAAATGAAGAAAATTGCAAAAAAGACTTGAAAACAAGTTTTGAAGCTGCATAATTCGTATATGCTCGGACGTCGAAGGCGAAAGAGCGAGGTGGTATAAAAACACCGACAGAATTCAAGCCCGAGGTTAACGCCTTGGGTTTTTTTATGCCTGCGATCCGGTCAGGGCTATTGGGTAGAGACGTGCTGCACGACACGTTAAAGCCCTACACGCGCAGAGCCCTGAACCAGATTGAAGTTACTCAGCAATAAGAAAACTGCATGTCATCATTTGCTTATATCTTATTGACCAGAAAATTAACATGTTGTTAATCTATTCGTGTGGTGAATCCCCCTATGCGGAGGGGCGACCAGTCACTTACAGTGATCTGTAAATGCAGCGCGGGCCATGTCGACTGGGACATGCTCACCGGGAGGCACCCGGCACCATAATGCAATGCTACATAAGCTATTTGGTAGTGGGGTTGCCGTTTCGGCTTCTCCAGCTATGTTTAAAAGGTAGTAACGGAAAACGAGCGCTCTCCTGGTAAATCGGTAGCTCGGACTATTAGGTGCGCCTCGAACCGTTGAAGAATCAGTATTTCCTACCTTCTGCCCGCCCCTCTGAGCGGGCTTTTTTTCGCCTAATTCAGGCAAAACCATAAAGCATTAAGGGCTGCGCTATTTCGCGGCCTTTTTCATTTCAGGGTCAGAAGCACAGCGGTTGTGCGTTCGGCTGTTAACCGAATGGTCGAAGGTTCGAATCCTTCCTGTCCCGCCAAATTAGCGCCATTAGCTCAACCGAAGAGAGCAATAGCCTTCTAAGCTATCGGTTTCAGGTTCGAGTCCTGAATGGTGCGCCAGATAATGGCCTTCCATCCCGCAAGAAAATAGATAACACAGCGCACCGCAATGCGCTTTTAACCACGTCGAATCCGAACCCTTTGAAATGAGCCTTTGAGGAAGTCAGTTAGTGCTGGCGAGCCTCGACGGGCTGATTTCCATTGCGGCAAAGGTTCATTTCAAAGTAAGGAAAACGCATGAGCGAAAGAAAGTATCCATCTCAGGATACCGTCAGAAAGTATTTCATTTATGAAAACGGAAGCCTGATCCGGAAAAAGAGGGCGGAAGCTGAGTTTTCCACCTCGGGCCTATGTGAAAGATGGAATACCTTGTATGCCGGTACGCATGCAGGAAGTCTGAGCACCAACGGATATGTTTATATAAAGCTTAATGGCCTAAGGTTTATGGCTCACAGGCTTGTCTGGATATACCACTTCGGAGATATACCGGCAGGAATGGAACTTGATCACATCAACCATCAAAGGGACGATAACAGTATAGAAAATCTTCGGGTGGTCACCAGGAAGCAAAACTGTCGGAATCTATCTTTACCTAAGAGAAATAAGTCTGGGGTTGTAGGTGTTACATTTGATAACTCTTTGAAAAAGTGGAAGTCACAAATAAACATAGATGGGAAAAACATGAATCTTGGAAGTTTTTCCACCTTTGAAAAGGCCGTGATAGCAAGAAAATCTGCCGAGAATTTTTACGGCTTCCATGAAAACCATGGCCGTTAATACACAACCCAATCCCTCTACCTTGGGACCATTACGGCTACCGCGCTGTCGCTTTTACCCTTGGTATTTCTTCCCGCCTTGAGCGGGTTTTTTTATTCTCAGGTCCCGCGGGAATCATCATCGACACGCTTCGTTGTTAAATCCAGCCCGACGGGCCTGACCCTTTCAAACACGCACAGCACCCGCTAACAACGCGAGGTGAGAGTATGTATCGCATGGAAAAGATAACCACTGGTGCTGCCTATGGCGCTTCAGCCGGGAGCATCCTTAACGGCATGCTAAATGCCTATAGCCCCGAGCAGTGGAATGCCATCGGCGTACTGGTGGGCATTGTCATCGCCGTACTTACGTATCTGACGAATTTGTATTTCAAGATTCGCGAAGACAACCGATGTAGCAGGAGCCGAGATGAACCCGACGCTGAGGAATAAGCTGATTGGTGCGATCGCCGGCGGTTCGGGCGCGATCGCAATTGCTTCTGTCATGCTTGGTAATGCCGACGGCCTGGAAGGAAGGCGTTATTACGCCTATCAGGATGTTGTCGGCGTCTGGACTGTTTGTGATGGCCACACTGGCGCCGATATTCGCCGCGGGCATCGTTACACCGACAGGGAATGCGATAACCTGCTGAAGGCGGATCTGCGGAAGGTGGCAAGCGCCATTGACCCGCTTATCAAAGTCCGCATTCCTGATCCCACCCGCGCCGCGCTTTACTCATTCACCTACAACGTTGGCTCTGGCGCTTTCGCCAGCTCCACGTTGTTGAAGAAACTGAATGCTGGAGATGTGCCGGGCGAGTGCAAGGAACTGCAGCGCTGGACGTATGCCGGTGGCAAGCAGTGGAAGGGATTGATCACCAGGCGCGAGATTGAGCGTGAAGTCTGCGAGTGGGGCCAGAAATGAGCCGATTAACCGCAATCATCAGCGCTGTAGTCATCCTGCTGCTTTCCTGCTTTTTCTCGTGGCGTTCTGGCTGGAATTCTCACGCTGACCATATCAACGCCCTCGCGGCGAAGAGGAAAGAGAAAGCCGAAAAGACTATCCAGCCGGTAGAGCAAAAGGCCGCTGCCGCTACAGAAGAGGGCAAGGTCATTTACCGAACCATAACCCGCGACGTGGTGAAATATGTCCAGTCCCCGAATCGTACTGTGTGCCGGTTTGACGATGATGCTGTGCAGTTGCGCCAGCGAGCTATCGACGCTGCCAACGCCATCCCCGGATTTGATGAGCCCTCCGTGCAAAGCAAGTGACGCAGGGAAAGACAGCGACGAAGACCTGCAGTCAGACGTCGAAACCGCTCAATGCCTGCGCCAACTGCGGTTAGATAAATACCGTTGGCAGGCCTACTACCGTGCAGTGAGTCAGTAGCGGGGCTACATTGCCGTTCCTGCATGGCGAGGTCGGCGTGATAAAAAACCCCGAAGAGGATATCCAAAAGTAAACGGGGCGCTGAATGAACAGCCAATGACTAAACAATACATCGTGTATCTAAATATGTTTAATCATTTCGCAACCCGGACCATATTGCGGAGGAGTACACCTGTGTTTTGGCGTAGGACTGCTATCAGCGCTGGGGCAGTACAACCGGGATAAGGCTGATATCAGACAGGCGGAAACAAAACGTCAGTAGGTTAGCAATAATCCTTTGACAGCAAAGTCGCCGAGCGCAAGAGAGATGGAATACCACTAAAAATGATAGGGGGCAAGCATTTCTAATGCTGGCAGTATAGAGGTAAGATTACTCCGAAATATACGGAGGCCCCATGGGTTTAAAAGAAAAGGCAATGGTTATTTTTGCCGATAAAATCTCACAGGTAAGTGAAGAGAACACAGTAGATTCCACTATCAGCAACCTAAAACTGTTATTGAAAGAGCGGCCAGACCTTAAGCACCTAATCAAGGAACTAAAGGCTGGCGAGTTGACGAAAGAAGATTTTATCTATACGTGCGTAACCCATCTCACAAAAGAGATGATTGAGCTGCGTGAAGAGAAAACAAACCGCTTCTTGCAAACCTGGTAGTTTTCCAGGGAATTTGCGATTAGCCGCCATCACAAAGGCTGCCCATCGGTGGCCTTTTTTATTGTCCGAATAGGCTGCAGACACACCGATCCCCGGAATGAAGGTTCCGTTAACGTGGCAGGCTAGTCTGGAGTTAAACGCGAAGCTTTACTCTGCGCTGGGGCAGTGCAATCTGGATAAGGCGGGGATTAGGAGCGTCGAGAAAGGTCGGCAATCAATTTACGGTAAGCGATAATGAGAAAAATGATGTCGGTCGCCAGTACAACATATGAATCGATCAGTTGAATAATTTCGATGTGAGACATTAAACCTCCTTGGTTAGTTGATGGTGTGGTGCGTTCTATTGTGTAACTTATCTCTCCGCGTGCCTGTTCCTACTCCGGTAACATCAAATGCCTACCCGGAGGTTTGCCCTTCTATACTGGCCACTATTAAACGTCCAACATGTTGGGTGCACCTCCCTATAGTGCTACCTAATTACTTCTGAGCATCATTTGTCTCTTACAGGAGACAAGGCCATTCACGTCACTAGGCGAAAAGAAAGCAGCAACGCCGAGTCTCTAGGGACGGTACTGAACAGATAAAATAAGGAATGGAGTATGAGCAAACCCGACTGGGAGGCCATCGAGACGGCGTACCGGGCCGGGGTGATGTCCCTTCGTGAAATCGCATCGCAGCACGGCATCAGCGAAGGCGCTATCCGTAAGCGAGCAAAGCGTGACGACTGGTCGCGCGACCTGAATGCGAAGATTCAGCAAAAGGCTGACGACTTGGTACGCAAGCGGGAGGTACGCAGGACGGTACGCAACGAAAGCACTTTGACCGAACGCGTACTGATAGAGGCGACAGCCGAGGTTATTGCAACGGTACGCATGGAGCACCGGGGTGACATCCGGCGGGCTCGCGAACTGACCAATACGCTATTCGATGAATTGGCCGGAGAGTGTGGCAACGTGGCCGCGCTTGAAGACCTGGGTGAGATGATGCGATCGCCTGATGACAAAGGCATGGATAAGCTCAACGATCTCTACCACAAAATAATCAGTCTTCCTTCCCGCGTTAAATCCATGAAAGACCTGAGCGACAGCCTGAAAACGCTTATCGGCCTCGAACGAGAGGCATACAGCATTGAGAATAAGGCTGAAACGAAAGAGGTCACGCATAACGTCATGCTGGTACCAACCAGCGATAACGTGGATGACTGGGAGGCGGCGGCGCAGAAACAACAGGGTGAGGTGCTCGGTGGATGAATTACAAAGCTGTATGGAAGCCACTGCCTGGATCACAGTCTCTGGCTCTGAGTTGCCCATGTAACGAAATACTTTTCGAAGGTACTCGCGGACCCGTTAAAACTGCTGCCCAGCTGGCCCGGTTCCGGCGCAATGTTGGCGTGGGCTATGGCTCGTTCTGGCGTGGCGTCATCTTCGATACCGAATATAAGAACCTTGCCGACATCATCACGCAGTCGAAGCGTATGTTTCGTCTGTTCAACGATGGCGCTCGATATCTGTCATCTGCGAGCGAATTACGATGGGTATGGCCAACAGGCGAGGAGCTTCTATTCCGCTTCGGCAAAGAGGCAGACGACTACTGGGATTTTCACGGGCAGGAATTCCCGTTCATTGGCTTTAACGAACTGACGAAACAGCAGTCCCCTGAATTCTACGAAATGATGTTCTCCTGCCGACGCTCATCGTTCAGGCCGGAAAACTACCCGCTGGATAATGGCAAGTTACTAAAGCCGATCCCGCTGGAAACATTCAGCACGACCAACCCGTTTGGCATTGGGCATACCTGGGTGAAAAAACGCTTCATTGAGCCAGCGCCGCGCGGAACAGTGCAGCGCGACCGGCAAATGGTATTCAACCCTCAGACAGAACGAGAAGAGGAAATCACGCTTACCCGCGTAGCTATCCACGGATCGTTTAAAGAGAACCCGTATCTCGACCCGCAGTACATCGCGACCCTGATGGCCATCAAAGACCCAAACCGCCGCAAAGCGTGGGTGGAGGGCTCCTGGGATGTGACCAGTGGCGGGAGATTTGACCATCTGTGGAATGAAGCGCTGCACGTCATTAAGCCGTTCCGCATCCCGGATAGCTGGACCGTCGATCGCTCTCATGACTGGGGTGAGTCGAAGCCGTTCTCTAACCTCTGGTGGGCTCAGGCCGATGGCACAGCCGCCGAGCTGTCTGATGGTCGACAGTTCTGCCCGCCTGCCGGTTCCCTTATCCTGATCGGTGAATGGTACGGATGCCCGCCTGAAGAGCTCAACAAAGGCCTGAATATGTCATCCACCAACGTCGCGAAAGGCGTAGCGTGGATTGACAAGCGGCTGGTTGGCGAAGACGTCGACGAGCCGGAAGAGATTCAAATCGACGGTGTCACACAGGGCCAGTTGCACATTATGCCAGGCATCTGTAGCGAAGTGATTCCCGGCCCGGCTGATGGGGCGATATTCAACACTGGCGATAACGAGTTGTCGATCGCGCAGAAGATGGAAGCGCAGGGCGTTACCTGGTTGCCAGCTGATAAAAAGCCAGGCTCGCGTATCAACGGCGCATCTCTTTTTGCGGATATGCTCGAAGCGGTGGTTGAAGGCGTGAAGCTGGAATCAGGCATGCCTGAGAAGCCAGCATTCTACGTTTTTGACTACTGCCGTGGCTGGATAAGCCGCATCCCGGTGCTCGTTCGTGACGATAAAAACCCTGATGACGTTGACACTCAGCAAGAAGACCACGACTGGGATGGAACACGTTATCGCGTACTGCATTCACCACAAAAAATCACCGGCATGTTGGTGCGATCGCGCTGACGGAGGACATCGTGACCGAAAGCGAAATGAAACAACATCGCGCCACCAATTCCAGCACTGAAAGGGAGCGTAATAAAAACCTCTCAATGCTGTTTAACGGCACCAGTAATACCAAACGCCAGCGACTCTATCAGGAGTTCGGTTACCCGTTACACCTCACGTTTGATGACTTTTACCGGGCGTACAGGCGTAATGCGGTTGCTGGCGCTGCCGTGACGCGCATGCTTGATGGGTGCTGGGAAGACTACCCAGATGTTTACGAAGGCGACCAGACAAAGGACGCATCGAAGCAAACAGCGTGGGATAAGCGAGTCAACAAGCTCCTGAAGCGCTGCTGGGAGCAGATTAAAGGCGCAGACCGCCGTAACCTGGTTGGGCGTTACTCTGCGATCCTGCTTCAGATTAAAGATAGTAAGAAGTGGTCTGAACCTGTTGACACCACCATCGTGGGAAGGCTTGAGGAAAAGGCTCTCGTTAAGCTGATTCCTGCATGGGAAGCGCAAATCGACCCGATTAACTGGGACGATAACCCGGACAGTGAAACGTTCGGCGAAGTGACGATGTACTCGTTCACTGAGTTGCCGGTTGACGGAAACTTTGACGCCCGCCCGGGCCGAATCATCAACGTACACCCGGATCGCGTAATCATCCTGGCAGAGGGCTCTGATGATGGCGTGATGACGTCAGGAAAGTCGCTGCTTGAGGCTGGCTTTAACAAGTTACTGGATATAGAGAAGGTGAGCGGCGGTGCGTCTGAGGGATTCCTGAAGAACGCCAGTCGCCAGCTCAACTACTCATTCAGTGAGAAGACGAACTTCTCCGCTCTCGCCAAGGCCCTTGGCGTGGCTGAGGGTCAACTTGCTGAAGCGCTTGATCAGCAGGTCCGTCGCCTTAACGACAGCACCGACAGCGCCAGCTTTATGCAGGCTGGTACCGCTGAGGTGTTGAGCGTTGCGGCAGCCGACCCAGAACCGACCTGGAGAACCGCGCTGAGCGAATTCTGCGCGACCGTCCCTATCCCTGTGAAAGAACTCGTTGGGATGCAAACGGGTGAGCGCGCCAGCACTGAGGATGCCAAGGGGTGGGGGAGAACCAGGATGAGCCGCCGGAAAGGATTTCTGACCGACGTAATCACCGATGTAGTTTCGCGCTTCTGGACCCTTGGAATTATTCCGCCGGCTCAGAATGAAGAAATTACCGTAGGTTGGTCTGATCTTCTGGCGCCGAGTCAGGCAGAGAAGATTGCCAACATGGACAAGCTCGCGGACGTGGCTGTGAAATCCACGAATGCCTTTGGCCGTTCTGCTATCACTGAGAACGAAATTCGCGCTGCGGGCGAACTGCAACCGCTGCCTGAGCTTGATGATGAGGATCTGCCAGATGGCAACAAACCAAAACCTGATCCTCTGGCCGACCCTCAGTCAGAAGCCGAAAAGTCCGGTGATACCACGGTCGAAAGTTGACCCCACAATGTCGCGTAAGTCAGTCAGTAAGATGGAACGCGACATTGAGGACCGGTATTACGAGATAAAGGTGGCGCTAAAAGCTCTGTTCGACCAGCGCCTGACCGGGCGAGAGCGCGAGTCAAACAGCAACAATTGGCACTTCCTGTGCCACGTTAACGGCGCCGAGCCAACGCTCTACCAGGTCAACGCTGGCAAGTTCATCTACGACATGTCAGCGCAGGAACTGGCCGACCTGCTCGAAGCGGTACAGGTTATTCTCGACGATTACCTGCTCGAAGGCGGCGAACAAAACCTCTGGGCGATGGGTTACGTCGCCGCAGAGGCGCAGCGCGGAACGCTGGAGGCCTTCAACAACCTCTCGCAGCAGTCGCAGGTGTACGCCAGCCAGACGACGCTTCAGCAGCTTTTAAGCAGCCCTGCATACCAGAACCAGATTGCCAGTGCCTACATCAGCACGTATAGCGACTGGAAGCTGGAAGCTGACCGGGCGCGCGGTGACCTGGCGAACATCATCGCGGATGCCGTTGGGCGCGGTGTGAATCCCCGCGAAACGGCGCAGGTGATAAGCAAGCGCCTTGATGTCTCTATGGGCCGCGCAAAGACTATCGCTCAGACTGAGCAGGTTGGCGCGCTGCGCCAGGCGCAATGGAACGAAACGGACTGGGCAGCGGATCGGCTTGGCCTGAATACCGGCCTGCTGTGGCTATCTGCGCTCAAACCGACGACGCGCAGCTGGCACGCCAGCCGTCACGGCAAGGTCTACACCACCGAGCAGGTGCGAGACTTCTACGCCGAGAACGGCAACCGGTACAACTGTTATTGCAGCCAGATTCCGGTGCTGCTCAACGAAGACGGCAGCATTTTCAATCAGGGGTTAGCTGAGAAGCTGGCAAAAGAGCGCAAACAGTGGTCCCCGGATAAAAAGGCAGCATAGTTATTTTTTGCATGGATATTTAGCATTCAGGTAAACCATGATTATGGAGCTAGCCTGTTTATCTCGGATGCCGGGGTTGCTTTTTAGATATTCACCGACCATGTCGCCGATTTGCCCTCTTGTGATTTTGTCACCAGTGCAAACGGCAAAGCCTTCTAGCGCGTCCCACACGCCGGTTACATAGCCCAAATACTCACTTGCATCTACTAAATCTTTTTCATTTGGTGATGCTTGTTCGGCGCGGATTGACGCTTTGTAGAGTTCATAAAGCTCATTGCCAGTCATGAAACCTGCCTTGGCTGGAAGAGCGACTACAAACACTAAGGCCAATAACCATTTTTTCATTTTAATAATCCAAAGGGTTAAACATGAACCTTACCAGTATTCATGTTAAATCCCTCGCCATCAACGCCTCCAACATCTCAACGACAACCATCAATGGCCAGGAGCACTACGTCATTCGTGGTGCTGTTCCGATCGTCGATGACATTGTGATGAATGGAGGTCTGTACCCGGCGGAGGAAATTAACAACAGCTACCAGACGATGGAAGGCAAGCTGATGCCTCTTCCGCACCCGATGGTAGATGGCAAGTATGTCAGCGCCAATGACCCGCGGGCCATTAACAGCTATCACGTCGGAGCATGGGCGCAGAACGTCAGCAAGTCAGGCGACCAGGTCGTCATGGACGTTTATATCAATAAGGCGGTCGCCGAGACAAAGCCTGACGGTAAGCGTCTGATTAATCGCCTAGATGAGATGATCGCCGGCACCAACACCGACCCGATCCACCTGTCTACCGGATTACTCACGAACAAAGAGAGAAAGTCAGGCGAGTCGAAGCAGAAGAAGTACTCATGGATCGCTCGCAATATGCAGTTCGACCATATCGCTATCCTGCTCGATGAGCCGGGTGCCGGTACTCCAGAAGAAGGCGTCGGCATGTTCGTGAATGCCGATGGTCAGGAAGGCGAAGTCGAAACTGCAAGCCTCGTTGAAGCCGCAAATAGCCTCAAAGATGGCCTGCTGAACAAAGTGAAGTTCTTCCTCACCCACAACTCAGATGCCTCATTCGATGAAATCTACCAGATGCTGCGTGAAGCCATTCGCGCGCCGTCAGGCAGCGATGTGTATCGCTATGTCGTGACCGTGTGGCCAGACAAATTCATCTTCGAAGAAGGTAATAAGCTCTTCCAGCAAAAATACCTCATCGACGACAGCACAGTCACGCTGGTCGGCGATCCAGTAGAGGTCGTGCGCAAACCCACTGAGTACGAAGTCAAAACCAACGGAGAAACAAACCCGATGAAAGAGAAGATGATCGCCGCGCTCAATGCCGCAGGCGTTAAAACCGAGGGGCTGACCGACGATCAGGTCTGGGATGCCTATAACCAGCAGGTTCAGAAGAAAGCAGGCGACCAGCCGGGTACTCAGATTAACTCTGACGCGATTACTGCGGCAGTAAATCTGGCAATTAAGCCGCTGACTGACGAGATCAGCACGCTGAAAACTCAGCTGCAGGCCAACGCTGAAAAAGACCTCAAGACCAAGCGTGAAGCGGTCAAAGCGAAATTCCCGTTCATGACCGAAGCGGCGATCAACTCGCTGGCCGGCGAAGCGCTGAACGACATGTATGCACAGTGCCAAACCAGCACAGGTTTGAACCCATCTTTCCAGCAGGCCAATGCTGAAAATGACCAGTGGAAAGACTATGACCTCAACGCTGGCATCGATCAGGAGAAAAAATAATGGCTAACGTCATCTATCGTGGCCCGGTCGAGCGTGAGCCGGAAACCATCAACCTTCCTGTCGCATCTGCTCTTAATCCGGGTGTTGCCGTAAAAATCGCTTCCGGCAAGTTGGCGGCATCTGCAGACACTACCGGCCGCTGGTTCATCCTCGGAAATCGGCGCTTCATCGGTCAGGCGATTACTACTGCCTACGCAGCTAACGAGACTGGTGTGGCATATCGCGTGGAGTGGGAGCAGGAATACAACGTTCGCCTGGCAGCAGCAGCCTATACGGTAGGCCAGGAGCTGACCATTGGTATCGGCGGCGTATTCAAAGCGGCCGCAACCGGCAACCAGGTCGTCGCAACGTTCGACGAAAAAGCAGGGCGCACTCTGGCGGCGGAAGGTTTCGCCGACGTGGTGATCCTCTCCACTCCGTACGCCAAGGCATAAGGAAAACAAGAATGTTAAAGTTTACTCCACAGCAGCAAAAGCTGATTCTCAATGCCCGCCGTCGCTGGGACATGATGCAGCGCAATATGGCTGCACAGCATGGCTTTGCAGTCAACGATGCGAACGGTCAGTTCATTGCGTTTGATGAGCTTGTCGGTAACGCCTCCGTGCTACCGAAAGACGTCTGGGGCGAATGGGACCGCTCGGCTATCACCGTACAGCGTGACGTGCTGTCAGTGTTTAACGACCTGGCTGCCAGCGTTTCCCGCCCTATGGCGCTCGGTAAGATCGTCCATTACTTCATGACCCTGTCCGATTCCGGCGATGTAAACATCAGCCTGGATGGACGCGGCAAGGCGAAGGGTGATCAGCCTGTCATGGATTACGAAGGTACGCCGCTGCCTATCATCGACAGTGAGCTGACATTCGGCTGGCGCCAGATGCTGGCTGCTCAGACTGAAGGTTATTCGCTGGACAGTGACGCTCTTTCCAACCATCAGCGCAAAGTCGCTGAGAAGCTGGAAGACATGGTGCTGAACGGCGATCCAAACATCAACGTCGGAGGCGCGACCATTTATGGACTGCGTACTGCCCCTAACCGCGGAACCGGAACTCACGGCCTGACCCTGAACGGTGCCAGCGGCGCGCAGTGGGTTGCGGCAATCTCCGACCTGATTAACCTGCTGCATAACGAAAACTTCTATGCACCGGTGACGATCTACCTGAACTACAAAGACTGGTTCTACGCATCGGTTAACGACTATGCCGCGAACTATCCGAAGACCATCCTGTCCCGCATCATGGAAATTCCAGGCGTGGCCGCGCTGGTTCCGGCCTCCAGAGTTCCGACCGATGAACTGCTTGGCGTTGTTAAACGCCCTGACGTCGTTCAGATCCTGAATGGCATGCCGATGACCATGCGTCCGAAAGCACGCCTTAACCCGGAAGATGATTATGTCTTCTCGGTTCTGGCCGCCGCGGCTCCGCAGTTCAAACACGATGCAAATGGCCAGGCTGGTTACGTTCAGCTGACCAAAGCATAACCTGTGGGGCTTCGGCCCCATCTTTTTTACGGAGGCCGCATGGCTGGTAAAGAACAACAATGGCTGCTCACCCATGACAGCCACGAACTTAAAAAGGGCGAAGTTTACAAAGGTGAAACTCTCCCGCTTTGGCTGGTTGGTAAGGCAATCCCCGTGGGAGATCAGGTGCTGGAGGTAGCGACCCCGGCCGATCTGCAAAAGCTGCAGGCTGACCTCGACGAGGCTAACGGCAAAGTAGAATCGCTAACCGCTGGTAATGCCAAGCTGCAGGCTGAACTCGACGAGGCTAACGGCAAAGTAGAATCGCTAACCGCTGGTAATGCCAAGCTGCAGGCTGAACTCGACGAGGCTCAGAAACAAATCGACGAGCTGAAGAAAAAGGCGAAATAACCATGGCTGACCCAATCACAGCGGCAGACGTGCAGGCGTTCCTCGGTGAATTGGGTTACTCCATCCCGGCCGCTCTGCTCGATTCGATTCTCTGCGTGGTGAACAAGATTATCCCGTGCCTTGATGGTGCGGGATATGACGACTGCACGGCAAAGCTCATCCTGATGTATGCCGCTGCGCTCATGGCGACGTCATCCGGCGCCAGGCGAATAAAATCGCAGGGGGCGCCATCAGGAGCGTCGCGCTCGTTCGACTACGGTGACGACGGCATTACCTGGCTGCGTGACTCGCTGGCGAAACTGGATACCAGCGGCTGCACCAGTGAACTACCGATCAGCGCCGGCAACAGTGTGGGCCTGTTTATGGTGGTCGGGGGCTGCTAATGGCGTGGGTTTCAGTTCAGCAACGGCTGCCGCGGACGTTTACCCGGGTGTGGGTGATCACCGATACAGGCCAACAAACGACGGCGTACGTGAAAAGCAATGGTGAGTGGTACATCAACTGCGACCGCATACGCGCCACAGACGCCGTTGTGCTGCGATGGAGGGATGACTGATGTCTTCGGTAGCTAATTGGTCATTCACCGCGACGGCGACAGTCTGGCGGCGCATACGCGATGCCGACGGTAGCGATACCGACGGTGGAGGTCAGCCGTATGGGTGGGAAGCGCCGATGGCTATCCTCTGCGACTACCAGGGCGGACTCTCTGCAAAAATCGGTGACCTTGGCCGGGAGCTCGTTGTTAAAAACACGATATGGACCGAGTACGCAACGGCGCGGGAGGGAGATTACATCCTGATTGGCGCTTCGACCGATGCAGCACCGCCGGATGAGGCCGATGAGATTCGGCAGATCGTCCAGTTCGCAGATACGTTCGAGCGACTGGCGGACGATTTCGCACTGATTACGGGAGTCTGATTATGGGCGCTAAAGTTCGCGGCATCCGCCAGGCCAAGGCCAACCTCGATCGCATCATCAAAGACGTCCAGGGACGTAAAGTCGTGCGAGCAATCCAGTCTGCGATGCTTATCGGCAGTGCGCAGGCAGCACTTTACACCCCGATCGATACGTCGACGCTCATCAACAGCCAGTTCCGCGAAATCATGGCTAACGGCACCAGGGTAACCGGGCGCGTTGGTTACTCCGCCAACTATGCGGTGTATGTCCACGACCCGGCAGTGAAGCAGAACTTCCGGCGAGCAACTGCCCGCAAGGAGTTCTTAACGAAGGGCTTCGAAGATACCCGCAGCCAGATTGACGCGGCGGTGAAGAAGGAGCTTTCGCTATGACCCCTCCTATGTATATGCGCCTCAAAGACCTGTTTGTGGCTGAGGGGCTTACCGCGGGGTTTAAGGTCCAATGGCGGCAATGGCGCGATACCGGCAAAGATACCGATCAGTTCATCGTATTCAGGTCTTCAGGCGGTACCGATATCACCTTTGACCTCGGCGGAGACTGGTATGTGATGGTTGATGTGATCTCCTCGAAGGCGAATCCCGATGCTGCTGACGCCGCGGTAAACGCCATTGTCGAGTATATCAGCGCGCAATCCGGCGCCGATGATTGCGTAGGCGCGCTACGGCTTGTCGGCAATGTCCCGGCGCCGATCCCCACCGAAGAGGGCCGGTTAGTAACCCGGCTGCTCGTATCCTGCACATACGGCGAATAATCGTCAGAATCACCCATCAGGCTGCCATATGGCGGCCTTTTTTAATTGAGAGGCATACATGCAAGGCTGCGCTAATGACACCGGCAAGCTGATTGGTAAGGTGGCCGTGCTCCGCATGGCTTTTGGCTGTGCTGATACGGTTCCTGCGCTTTCCGAATGGAAGCGACTCGGCGCCATGACCACCAAGGGCTTTGACTACTCCATGAATACCGTCACCTCTGAGGCTGACGATACGAAGGGGCTGGTTGAGAACCTGGTCAACAATATGGACTTCACCATCTCAGGAGAAGGTGAGTTCCGCAAGAAAGACAAGACGACGGAAGTCGGCGCTATTGCCATCTCGAAATATATTTTCGATGAAGTGCAGGCCGGCCGTCAGCCGACAGTCTGGGTCCGCTTCGACTTTACTGGTGAAGACGCTGGAACTTATATCATGGGGTACTTCAACACTACCTCCTGGTCTGGTGATTTCGGCACCACGGATATTTCGACCTTCTCCGGGGAATGGAAAGTGGCTGATGCAGACACCGTGGTATTTGAAGTCGCTCCGCCGGCGCTGGCGTTTACCACTAACCTGCCGACGACCAAGAGCGTGGCGGCCGGATCGGCTCTGAATATGTCGGTCGTGGTTGAGGGTGGCACTTCGCCTTATACCTATGTCTGGAAGAAAGACGGAACGGTTGTCAGCGGGCAAACAACGGCGACCTTCAACAAGGCCAGCGCTGCTTCCGGTGATGCCGGGGTTTATACCTGTGAAGTCACCGACTCTTCCGCGACACCAGTCAAGATCACGTCTGCATCCTGCACGGTCACTATCAGTTAACCACCAGGCCATTTCGTGAATAGTACAAAGGGCGTTCTGCGCCCTTGATACTGTTTATGGAGCGACTATGACCCCGATTAAAGAATTAGGCGAATGCGTTATCGGTACCGGTGACCGGGAATTCTTTTTCCGGCCGTCGTTTCGCAACATGGCGCGAATCGGTGAACCCGAGGAGATTGTTCAGGCGTTCTATGACCTGTGCAATGACGAGGCGACGCCATTCGCGCAGCGCGCAGCTGAGGCCTATATCCGCGATGAGTACAGCCGCCTTCCTGATTGTGTACTGCGATACATCCAGAGTGGGCTGTTGACCCGCAAAGCGATCATGGCCGCACATACGGTACTGACAGCGTGCTGCGACGACGATATCGGAGATCTGGTTGGCTGGATGAAGCCGGGAAAGGCCCGTAAGCGTGGTTTTGTCTGGCGCCCGGGCAGCATGCCGCCGGAAAGCATGGTCATCGTCGCGCAAAACCTGATGATGCACGGCATCATCGGCAAAGCGAAGGTGCGTAAGCTTCAGCGTTACGAAACGAACGAGACAACCGCAGAATTCCGTGCTGCCGACTACATCATGGCTGCCCGCAACCATTTCGGCATAAGCCGGGAAGAGGCTGAGAACCTCACGATGACAGAGTTCGCCATGATGATTAACGCCAAATACCCAAATCAGAACGGCTTCACGCGCGAAGAGTACGACACGGTCATGGACGAAGACGATCGCCGCTGGCAGGCGATGATGGAGCAGGAGCATTCCAGGACAACCCCCACGAAGAATTAACCTCAGCACTAATCGAATATCAGCCTCGCATTCGCGGGGCTTTTTTACATCCGTTTGTTCGTGATCGGCTAATGCCGAATCACTTCTGACGCGCCTCGCACGCGCATTTAACACAGAACCTTTCAGGATGACCCTTGAGGATGCCGGCTGGCTGTCGGTGCCTTCTGTGGGCCGGTTTCCTGTGCGACAAGGTTCATCACTCAAAGGTAAACCGATATGAAATATCCAACTGTATCAGTGAACGGTGTCTCCGTTCGTGTCGACGATGAGGGTCGCTATAGCCTTAATGACCTCCATGCAGCAGCCGTGGCAAATGGGGAGGCTACAGAGTCCCAGCGCCCAAGCGTATTCCTCAGAAGCGCCCAAATAAAACGCTTCATTAAGGCGCTTCAATCCAAAGCACTAAAAAGTGCTTCGGAACAAAATCAACCGCTTAAGGTGATAAAAGGCGGCTCTGAATCAGGAGCGTGGGGCGTCGAGCTACTTGCTATTCGCTACGCCGCCTGGATTAAGCCGGAGTTCGAAATTGAAGTGTATGAGGTATTTCGAACCGTTGTCCGTTTGGGGATCGGCGCCATGTCTAGGCTGAACAAAATCGACCATATCATCAACACTGAAACCAAAGCAATCAGCCAGTGCGCGAGCCAGATGGCAAAGTGGGGTGTAGGTGGCCGCAAGCAATTGCTACATGCTGCGCGCGATCGAGCCGCTGATGAGGTTCAGTTATATCTGCCGGGAATAGCTGTAGAATCAACATCATGCCGTTAACTTTGAACAAATAATTTTTTTTGGATATAATATTGACATTAATAAAACGAATTTTGCATCTCTACGGTTTCGACACCGTTAGTATCGGCATCCTTTGACCCTTCGCTAATAGCTTTAGCAGTTTATGCTGTATACAAATTGAGTAGTAGTTATATCAAATCGAAAAAAGCTAAACGTATGGGAAAAAAAGGTGACTCTATGGGAGAAATAAAAATAAACAAAAAAAACACATTTAAATCATTCATTTATAATGCATTTTGTGGGGTCGTGGGGAATGTCATATACGATTTTGGAAAAGAGATGCCTGCTTTATAACTTTAACCCGCCATCCGGCGGGTTTTTGCTTTCTGGTACGACTTCATTGCCCGAGTAGCTTTGATAACCCGGCGGTCGTTACGGCTTGTACCACAGTTTTAATGGCTTCCGTCGACATTTCGCCGAGAGTCGACTTGGCTTTTTCCTTCTGCTCGTCGTTCATGTTTGAAATGGCGATCAGGTCTTCGAGTACGACGACAGCGTCCCGGTGAAACTTAATGGTTTGTACGTTCAGAATTGCGCCCAAACCGCCGTCATCGCGAATGAAATCTATGCCTTTGCTGGTGATTTTCGTGAAAGAGTCCATTACAGATGGCAGTCGTCGGCCTATTTCATTGCTAAGTCTTATCTCAATGAGTCCGTGACCAGCAAGATAAAGTAAGTTGGCAGTAAAGATATTAATGCCTCCAAATTTTTCTGAAAACTCCTTTGAGAAGCTACTATCGGCAGATTCTGGGTAAATGTCGCAGAGACGTTGGAGTAGCTCTCGCTGGATTATGCGGTCAAACTTATCCATGTTGATTCCTTGTTTCGGGTTTACGCTCCAACCTACTCTGAAAGCGCGCCGCCGAACATCCTGATAAACGATCAGGTGGTTTTGTCGTTCTCTCCTATCCCTGCTAATCTGTCCAAAACTAACCAGTGGGGATAGGGATATGAGGAAGTTTCTGTTAGTGGCTTCGCTTTCGTTGGCATTCAGCACAGCGGCGTCAACAAGCTATACAAAAGAACAGCTTAATTCAATGGCCGCATCAGGACAGTATCCTGAGCAAGAGTCTCCCGTAACTAAAAGTGTGCAGGTGGTTGATTTTGATCACTGCAAACAAGATGCGTATAACATTTTTAGCCAGATTAGTGATAGTTATCCGGCCAATGTAATAGTAGATACGAACGTTCTTTACATAGTTAAATTCTGGACCAACGATGGAACAGTTATGATTTCCTGTTCTGAACCAGATGGAAAAAAGGTTGTAACGTCGTCTGCTTACAAATAAAGGCCATTAAAATGATGAATGAGAAGTCTATTCATAAAGAGTGCGGGGTAGCGATGTGAGGCGGTTAATCATTATCGGGCTACTTTTCTTGTCACACTTTTGTTATGCAAAATCTGATACTCAGATCATTAATGATGCAAAAGAGGCAGTAAGAAAAGAGCTATCTCAGAAGTATAAGCCGGGAGACTGCGAAAGATGGCGATTACTTGAGGCTAGCGGTAAAGCCAGAAGTGGCTCTGCTGTCATTATTTGTGACAGTAATTTCAACCCATTGTTAGGACTGGATTTCTCAGAGATAAAGGTTTTCAGGAATGAAAGCTCAAACGCTGTCTGTGGTATTGTCTCGGGACATACCGATATAAGTAAAATTGGAGGTCGGTTCGTTTATACAGATGGTGATGCAGGGCATGTTTTCATTAAGAAATCAAAAGAGCCTGCTTTCTTATCTGATAAGAGCGAGAGCGGTCGCAATATGTTGAAGTTACTGGGTCAACAATTAAAAATTGAGTCCAGAAGCTGCGGCTAATGCAGAGTACGTAATTGGCAAAGAATTACGAAACTTTCGTAGACAACACAAACCTCGCTCCGGCGGGGTTTTTTATTGCCCGGAGAAAGGTATGGCTGAAGGTGAAAATCTTGGCGGAGTCTACATTGAGATTGAGGCCGATGTTGCAAAATTGCTTACTGGTCAGCAGCAGGCGAATAAAGCCCTTGATAACATTGGCGATAATGCACAAAAAACATCAGGGCAATTCAAAAAGCTTGATACGCAACTTAATGCTACCTCGAAAGTGATGTCTTCAGGGTTGAAGGGAAGCGTTCAGCAGGCAGGTTATCAGATCCAGGACTTCATCGTTCAGGTCCAAGGTGGTCAATCTGCATTGGTAGCATTTAGTCAGCAAGGGTCGCAGCTGGCTGGGGCATTCGGGCCGGGTGGTGCTATCGTCGGGGCGCTAATCGCGCTTGGAACTGTTGTTGCAGGGACTTTAATTTCTTCTCTTAATGGTGGCAAAAGTGCAATGGATGCGCTTAAAGATGCCGCCGAGAGGATGAATGATGTTATCTCTATTTCTACTCAGGGTATCGCTGCACTTTCTGACAAATACGCAAACCTTGCTAGAGTGAATGCTACCGCTGCAACATTACTCAGAAATCAGGCTGCGATTGAATACAATCAGGCAATTTCAAAGATACCTAAAGCCATCGGTGATGCCGCTGACTCCTTCCTTTCATTTGGCGATAAAGCTATTTCAGCTTTTGGTGGTGGTTATGCATCAATTGACGGATTCAACGATCGGCTTAAGTCGCTAAATATCACGACAGATGATTATAAATCTGCGATGAATCAGGCGTATGGCGCGGGACAGGCGTTCTCGGCAACAGCCAATAGCATCGGCAATACTGTCGGTGCCGTAGCCTCTAGATTGGGTATTTCTGAAGAGGCGGCGTTTGGTCTTACTAAGCAACTCGCCGATCTAAGCGATAACCCATCACCTCAGGCTCTGCAGACTTTAGCGTTAAGAATTGGCGATATGATTTCGTCATCAAAAAACGCCAAGCCGGAGTTAGTAGAGCTTTACAACAAGATAGTAGACCTTTCCACCGGAGCATCTCAGGCTGCCTTTAACTTTGAAATGTTGAAGAAGTCCACTGATAACCTAACCGCCGGGCAAAAAAGCTTAATTCAGCTGTCCGAGAGGAATCTGGCGCTCTCTAAACTACAAGGTGCCGCAAGGGCAAAATTAGCGGCTCAATATGCAGCTGAGGACGCGGGATTCTCGAAAGACGATCCGCACACCAAGCGAATGATGGATGATGCTGCCGCGACTTACACCAATCTCGATTCGCATAAGAAGCTGACAGCGGAGCAGAAGAAAGGTGAGAGTCAGGCAGAGAGAAATGCAAAAGTTGTCGAAGAGTACAGCCAGAAAGCAAAATTGGCTGCCGATTCTACAAGCGAACTCTCGCGCGAACAGGCGATACTGGCAGCAAAACAGAAGTTAACGAATGCTACACCGCAGCAGGTTGCTCAAGTTGAACGTGATGCAGCGGCGGCATGGGATACGGCCAATGCTCTCAAAGCCCAAGCCGCCGCTCAAAAGCTCCTCTCTGAAACAAGAGAGAACGCCTCTTATCAGCAGGATATGAAGGATCTGAAAACTGCTCTTGATGGGAAGAGGATTACCCAGCAACAGTACGATCAAACCAGTGAGCAACTGGAGGCTCAGCATCAGGCCAACCTTGCCAAAATACGCTCGCAGCAGGTGGTTAACCCAACCCAGCAGGCACTTGCCGAAGTTGACCCGGTGCAGCAGTTGGCCAACCAGCACGCGCAGGAGTTGGCGCTGATTCAGCAGTTCGAGCAACAAGGGGTTCTCGCTCATGAGAATGCATTGGCGCTGAAAAATGCCGCTGACCGGCAATATGAGCAGCAGCGGATCGCAGCTCAATGGGAAATCCTCAGCCAGCAAAGCCTCGGCTATAACATGCTGACGAGTGCGGTGGATGCCTTTAGCGGGAATGCCTCCAATGCAATCACCAGCCTGCTAACTGGCACAATGTCGGCGCAGGAGGCAATGCGGTCGCTCGGCAACACCATCCTGAACAGCGTGATCAACAGCATTGTTCAGGTTGGAGTCGAAGCGCTGAAAAACTACATCCTCGGTCAGACGCTCGGAGCTGCATCGGTGGCAACATCAGTCGGGCTGGCGGCAACTACCGCATCGGCCTGGGCTCCGGCGGCCGCGATGGCATCGCTCGCCTCGTTCGGTGCTAACGCTGGCCCGGCTGCAGCTGGTATCAGTTCGACAGTTGGGCTTGCCAGCGGGCTTGCGCTTGCCGGCGCTCGCTACAACGGCGGCCCGGTATCAGCCGGCGGACTGTATCAGGTCGGCGAGAAAGGGAAGCCAGAGATTTACCAGGCCAGCACCGGCAAGCAGTACATGATCCCTGGCGATAACGGGAAGGTCATCAGCAATAAGGATATGCAGTCAGGAGGAGGGATCAGCGTGCAGGTGAACGTCATCAACCAGTCTACCGGCGCCACCGTCCAGAGTGCCGACGGCTACATGCAGGACGGTAGCGCAGTGGTGGACTTGCTGATCACCGACATGGAAAGAGGCGGCCCGGTATCCTCTCAGATGCAGCAGACATTTGGACTAAGCCGCAAAGCGCAAGCCACTTACTAAACCAAACCCGCTCCGGCGGATTTTTTTATGCCCGGAGGAAACGTGGCAACAGTTCAATACCCTCCGTTCCTGCCGCTTCCCCAGCGCGCCGATCAGAACATGACGCAGGATACAGCCTGGCAGACGACGCAGACGGCGGTCGGTCCATTGATAATCACGCCGATTACCACGGACCTGAAAGCGACTTGGACGCTGCAATGGATTTTCACGCTCGCGCAGGCCGAGAGGTTTAAGTCGTGGCTTCGCTCGCCGATGTACTGCGACCGCGGGCGTAACTGGTTCCAGATGCCGATCGACCTGGGTGATACGCAGGGAGTTCAGCAGCAGACGCTGCATTTCGTCGATATGCCGGTGCAGACCAGCAAAAACGGCAACATTGTCACCTGGACCGCAACGGTTATCAGCAACGGTATCGAGGACATTACTGAGGACTACGATGACTGGATTGTTGAGGCCCAGCCTGGCTACGGATACTGGCTGGATTACCTGATCACTGAAGTGATGCCGAGAGCAGACTGATGCCAACATTACGAGAATGGAAAGAGCGGCGGCCGGCCAGCGATATCAAACAGACGGTGGAGTTTTATCATCCGGCTTTCGGCTATTACCGGGTGGTCAATAACCTGTTTCGCCCGGCGACGTTCGGCGGAAATGCCTTCGAGCCTGCGCGGTTCAGCGTTACCGAGCCGGCGCAGGACGGAACGGCGGTCATATCAATGGCCATAACGTTTGTCGCCGCTACGGAACATGTACGGCAGACACTGAAAAGCTGGCGCGGGGCGGCGCGCATGACGCCGATAAAGTGCCTGTATCAGCAGTGGAACGCGATCGGCGATGAATCATCTCTGAAAGACTGGACGCTTTACGTGAACGATATTTCAGCCGATGCCAGCAACGTCACCGTGACCGCCGGCAAGACTAATCCGCTGACGCTGGCCAACTCCATCATTTACACCACGAAAGACTATCCCGGGCTGATCACCGTATGACACAGAGCGACTTTATCGGGCTTGTTAACGGCAAGCCCTGGGCTAATCGCGCCTGCAGTTTTGAGCAGACGGACTGCTGGGGCCTGGTGGTTCTCTATTACCGGCATGTGCTCGGCCTGGAGCTGCATCACATCGCCGGCTACGAATCGGGCGCGGATTTCATCACCTGCTACGAACAGGAGCACGCGCACTGGCGGCGTGTGCCGGTGGCGTCCACCGGATGCATCGCCGTTTTTTACCGCGGTGATGTGCCCGCACATATCGGTGTGATGATCAGCCCGGTGAAATGCCTGCATGCCCGCGGCGAATTCGGTTTCGTGCGCTGCGACAGCCCGCTGGCATTACTGAAGGTTTACAGCAAAGTGGAGTACATGGTGCATGGTGCGATATGAGTTACAGAGGCTGCCCGGAGCGCCGCTGCAGCGGGGGGCGGTAGATGCAGGCACCACACTGGTGAGCCTGCTGGATTCTCTTCAGCTGCACCGTGATGTTGTCGTGAAACTGAATGGCCGCGCGCTGCCGGACGATTACGATATCAGCCGGCCACTGCGATCCGGTGATGTGGTTGCTGTGTTCGACCAGCCAGAGGGCGGGGTGGGAAAGCTCATCACCACGATATTGCGTCCGGTCACGAAAATCCTCTCCGGCGCGCTGAAGGTGTTCGGCCTGTCAAATAAGCCCAGTGCGTCGGTATCGGTTGCGACAGGCGAATCCCCTAACAACGACTTAACTGGCCAGACGAACCGCGCGCGGCTCTACAAGGGGCGCCCTAACATTTACGGCCAGTGCCGCGTCTTTCCTGACCTGATTCAGGAAGCACTGTTTGAGTTCGTCGACAATAACAAACAGCTTACTGAATGGTTCGAGGTGGGTTACGGCCGGTACACCATCTCATCGATCCGCTATTCGGAATCGAACCTCGGCAGCCTGGCTGGCGCCAGTTCCGCTATTTATAACCCTGGTGACGTGATCGGCACGATTGAAGTCGGCTATCAGTTCGATGATGTCGATAACGAGACGGTCCCCGGGTTAAACGAATCCCAGGACTTTCCGGCCCAGACCGCTACCACGACGGCGCCGACATCAGTTGCGATCGAGAGTAATCAGTTAAAGGCTGTCGTGCTGTCTAACGATGACAACTTTAGCTATTTTGCTGCGCTGGCGGTACCGCACCCGGTTACGTTCGTCATCAACGCCACCTGGAACGACGGTGGCACAAGCGTCACACGCAACGTCACCGGTGCCGGGAATATCATCTCCTCGGAGAGCTTTATCGGCGACGATACGCTGTCGTACACGACGTTCTATATTGGCGAGCTCTCCGGAGAGATTACGTCTCTTCCGGGCAATGCGGTCATCAACACGACGCTGTTCACGCTGAATGACCAGACCCCTCTGGTTATCGGACCGTCAGTGTCGCCGATCGTCTCCACTCAGGTCTGGGTGCATGTGCTGGTTCAGCTCGGCGCGACGGCCGGCACAACGCAATACCGGATCAAGTTCTGGCAGGTCGATGACGACAACAATCAGGTGCCTGGTACGTCGGAGCAGCACGATTATTTCTTCGATAACGACTTCCAGGTGACGACCCGGTATTTCCGCACAACGCATAAGTTCGTTCCGGCGGCCGGGGCGGGGCGATATGCGGTCACCATCGAGCGCCTAGACAACAGCAATGACGCCAACGTAGTGACTCTGATGGCGATCCACGCGGTGAACGTACGCGAAAACGTCGTGTATCCGGAAGACACAATAGCCCGCATCACGATCAAAGGCTCGAACGACAGCAACAGCAACCGCGAGCAGAAGTACAACATGCTGGCGCAGCGGCATACCATCAGCTACGACCGGACAACCGGCGCGGTTGATTACACGCTGCGGCCGAGTCGCTCGTTTGCTGATGCAATCCTTCACGAATGGGTGGTTGTCGGTCGGCAGGACGTGGCCAGCATTGACGTCGCCGCTCTGTATGCCATTGCCGATTCGCTGCCTGATGAGGCGCTTGGGTATTTCGATTACACCTTCTCGGATGAGAAACAGCCGCTTGGTGAGCGCATAGCGACGATCGCCAACGTATCCCGCGTTGATGGCAATAATATCGGCGATGTGCTGACGTTCTGGCGTGATGAGAAAGTGACAAATCCCGACGCGGTTTTTGCGCGCTCAAACATGTTCTGGGACGAGTACAAAGTCGCCTGGCAAATGTCTCTCCCCGGCGGTTACGACGGCGTGGCGCTGGACTACGTTGACCCGCTGACGAACAAGAAGGCGTACATCTATCTGCAGATCGACAGCAGCGGCATCACTGAGGTTGAAGATGCCACTGTTAACGCGATGCAGATCAGCCTTGATGGCTGCCGCAACGCCACTCAGGCAACCGATCGGGCCTGGCTTGAGGCGAGGAAAATCCTTTACTCACGCCTGACCATGACGGTGAAAGTGCTGGAAGAAACGCAGGTCGTGCGCGGTACGGTGGTTCAGTGTCCGGACATGTACGACAACGCGCAGCAAACGGGATACATCACAGGGCGATCCGGGGATGTGTTCTCGACCTCGGAGCGTATCGACTTTTCTTTGGGCGATATGTGGGTGGTAATGACCGACAGCCTCGGCAATTACCGCGGGCGCTGGCGAGCCTATCCGGTAAACGGCAAGCCCAAAGCATTCCAGGCTGCAGCCGATACCTTCGAACTGAATATTTATGACCGCAGCACGGTGCAAAACCCTAGTCGGTATTTCATCGCTACCGACTCGGAACTGAACTCCACAATCTGGCGCGTCGATAGCGCTAAACCCAACGGTGACGATACTCAAACGCTTTCCCTGACTGAGTATTCAGACTCGATTTATCCGTAACACGCAGCAGTAATTACCAACCTTCGCGCACACCATCAGATTCACTTCTGAGGGATTCGTGCGCCTTTTATAGGGCGACATGCACAATGGCAGAAGTACCGTTACCAACTCCCACAGATAACGCTGTTCCGAGCACGGATATCCGTGACGCAGTTTATGCCGGCGCCATGCTGGATAAGGTTGTCACCAGTACCGACCTGACATACACCGATCGCCTCGGCGGTGAGCATTACACCGTAGACGGAATGAAGGCGGAAGGGGATAAAGTCGTTGAAGAAACGCGGCAGAACCTGATCCCTCTCAGCCGGCAGTATATGACGCTGGCTGATGCTCAGGCAGACATAGCGAATATCCCGGTGGGTTCTACCACGTATTACCGTAGCCCTGATGATAGCTCGCTGGCAATTGAAGTCATTAATAACGGAGGGACTCTGGAGCCTACTGGGCGCCAAATGCCATCAACCAAGACCGTTGATGATAAAATTAATGAGCGCCTCGTCCCAGGTGAATACAGGCCTGGTTATTTCCCGGCCTTCTTTGACAGGAATAGTATGGTGCCAGCATGGTTTGATGGCGGCAAATTTGATGTGGCCGGACTGGGGCCAAATGTTACACAGGTTGTTTCTGAAATTCCAAACGAATGGGCCCAGAAGTTTATACCGCAAGGAGACTTTTCACCTTATTACTTTCCTTTTTTATATGACCAACAAGGGAACGTATATGCGTGGTTTCATGGTGGGCTATTCGATGCTCCAGGTCTTGGCCCGGTATTGCAGGAATATGTAAAAAACCTTGTATCTGGTGGGGAAGTTGATGCGGTACGTTCCTTCATCGAAGGAGATCAGTACAAGTTCCTTTTCAAAAATAGCCGTATTTTTGCTGGCCAGTCTACCAGCCTAAACATTGCTTTTACCGGCGATTCGTGGACAGAGAAAAACACCATTCCTCAGTCTTTAATTAATATTCTTGGTGGTACATACAAAGACCCTGGCTGGATTAGTTGTTCAAACAGAACAGATGGTGTCATGTCTGGAATATCACCAGTAACCGCAACAAACTTTACGAAATATGACGGTGGCAGCAATAACACGAACATTCCGCCGTATGGCTGTGGCCCTGATGGCAACGGATACTACAACAACAACACTGTTGGTTCGCTCGTATGGACGGGCGTGACTGTAACAAATCTTTCGGTATTTTACTATGATGGGTCTGGAACGTTCACCATCACCATCGACAGCAATGCACCTGTAACAATCACGGGAGGGAATACAGGGACTGCCAAGAAGTATGATTTTAGCGGACTTAGCGCTACTGCACATACGGTGACAATCCAAAGCACCGGTACTGGTGTTGTTTCCATTCTTGGTATGTATGGTAAAAATAACTCAATATCATCAGGGGTGACTGTATCCAGGATGGGTAATGGAGGAGCATTTGCAAGTGACTATTTCAACTTTTCATCATGGATAAAGCCAGTAGCTCAATACCTTGATATAGACCTCCTTTTTATTATTCTTGGAACGAATGACTTCCGGATGAGTCAGGGGGTAACTGAGTATAAATCTGGGATTATTGAAATCATTACTAAATATAGAAGCGCAACTCCTGATATTTGCATTTGCCTTATGTCCCCTGCACAGTGTAACGCCACAGGAACACCCGCACTGTCAGAATACGATAAAGCAATGAGGGAAATAGCGGTTGAATATAATGTAAATTTCATTAGTGGTTATCAATTATTCCCCAAAGTGTATAGCAGTTCAGGAGGTGCGTGGGAAGATGCCTTGCATCTTAGCGCCTTGGGCGCATATGTACTAACGAGAAAGATCAAAAAAGAATTTTTTCTGGGAGCTTAATAATGCCGATATCAGCTATTTATATAGACGCCACTCTTCCAGTTATCTCTGGAATGAAAACTTTATCTGACTTTGATGTGTCAAACTGGTTTATTGGCCTGCCAACCACAGGTGCAACACCTTATGCTGGTTTCTATTTTGGGGACCCCGTAACCGACATAACCTACAACTCTTATAACAAAGATTCTCCGGCAGTCATTCATGGAAATGTAAACAATTCTCCTGGATATATATCTGTAAATACAACAGATTACATGGATACTAATCAGAAGGCTACTCTGTCATTATCTGTTTGTGGAGTTGCCAAGCGCAATCCAGCAGGCGCATCACTTAACGCTCATATGATTGCAGATTTTGCTGGCAGTGGGTCTGCAGCAAGTGGTTTTTCGGTAGGGTTTACAAACGGCACAGGAAGTCTTTTTTGTGTTGGGCAAAATAACGGACAATCTTCAGCTGGTTATGCTTACGCTACATTCCCAACCGCAATCGCAGTCGGAGATATGTTTGCATTTTGCGCCTCGATAACTCAAGGCTCTGTTACAGTAGATATATTTAATCCTGAAACTGGAACTCTTATTTCCGGGAGTGCAACATTTCCCGGGACCAGGGTGGCAGGTACTAATAATGTATTGCTTGGTAGAAAAACTGATAACAACAGTGAAACAAGTACCAAGTACATTAAGTCTTGCCTGTTGATGAACGGCATTCTTACTTCAGCAGAAAAAATATCTGTCTCTCAGTTTTTACTGGCGATGCAATAACGAGTTATGCGCTCAGATGTTTGACGCATAAGAAGAATTGCAACTTAACACCATCAGTAAGCTCAACCATTATCGTGTTAGTGCCATCTGAAACTTCAGCCCATCCATGTGACTGTAGGGTCTCGTAGTCGATCCCAGACTTGCTGAGCTTGAGGCCCAGGCCATCTGATTTACGTAGTATTCTGCGAACAAGGGTGTCACTTTTTGTACTCATTTTGGTGGAGGAGTGTCTTGGTTAAAACACGTATTGATATCAATTAGTTGTGTAAAAATCAATTTAAGGAGCTACCGTAAGATAAAACAAAGTCATCATCTAGTATTGATCCGACTCTTTGATGAAACTACTGTATATAAAAACAGTGTGCGCCGGGAGACCGGTAGAGATCAAGGGGTGAAAGTCCCCGACCATTGAAGGACCAGCAATCCACAAGGTCCCCGAGTCATGCGTTGCATACCGCGAGGTATGGG